TTATGATAATTATTTACAATCGTGGGAAATTTGTACTAGAAGCACTATTGGTGCTAATAATACATTTTATAATAATAAAACTTTTAAAGAAATGTTTTATGATATTTGTTATTCTATTGATTTCAATTTATCCATGTTGAATTCCCATAGAAATTTAACATTTTCATTTGTTATTCAACATCCGTCTAATAGAATTGTCTCTCCTATTTTAAATTATTCTTTATATTTAATCAAAGTTATGAATATTCAAAACATTGGCAATAATATTTACAATATTGATTTTTATAATGCTCATAATTTTATACAGACTAATAATATTAAATCATTATGTTACTGTAATAGATATAATATAGATACATATGAGAATATTTATAATTATTATAATAATATTAATTGCCCTTATTATATATTAGGAATTAATATATATAATAAAAATGGTTCTAGAACTAAAATTAGAAATACAAATTATGTTAATGTTAAAATTTTAAAAGGCAATCAACCTAAATTACAATATAATTATCTTTGTTTAAAAAAAGAACATAAAATTAATGAATTTTTAGTTTATTTTCCAGAACATTCATTAGAATTTCAAACTTATAAATCTGAAATGTATGATTATACTAATAATTTATACAACAATTATGTTCAATGTTTTATTAAAAAAATCAATGTTTTAAAAGAATACCCACATGAATATAAAATTCATATGTATAATTTACATAAATTATATAATGATACACTTAAATTTGAAAATAAATATGTTGATAAAAAAATTGTAATTAATTATTTTAACAGTTTACAACCTGCACAACAAATGTATGTTATTAATTATTCTAAATACAACAAATAAATTTCATTTTTTGTTAGTTCATAAAAAAATTGAAACTATATATTATATTATTATATTTGTATTAATCCTTCATATATATACTAATACTATATATATGAATCATTCTATTCTTGAGTTCACATATTTCAAATATATCCCCTATGATATTAGGGAATATATTTGGAACATCAATTATTCTTGGGCTATTAATATTATCATTTTTAACATTCAAAAATATATTCAGTATCAAAAAAAAATTAAAATTGAATTTATGCATGATACTATCTGTGATGTATTTGAAAATACTGATTTAGGTATTTATAATAAAAATTATCATATATATCATTCTGGTAAATTATATAGCAAAAAAGATGTTTTTGATTTGGTTTCTACTTGTAAATGTTGTTCAAGACATCAAAAAAATCGTCCAAATAAATTAGATGTTTATTTTGATACCACCGAAGTAAATTTAGAACAAAAAAATTATTCATGTGGATGCTTATGTCCTTGTAGACATTTATCTAGATTTATCTGTCGCTCTGTTAATCGCGAGCGCGCTGCTGAAAATAATAATATTAACAATAATTAAAAAACAAAAAAACAAAAAAATAAAAAATATAAAAAATATAAAAAAAATTATATTAATATTACATACATTTTTTTTTTATTCTTTAAATTTATTCTTTAAATTTATCTTTGATTTCATTTATTAATAATACACTATCATTAATTGATTCACTTACAAAACTAATGATTTCTTCATTTTTGATAATATCTTTGAAAACTACTCTAATAATACTATATTTATCATGTGGATGTTTTTTTAAAAATCCAATATATGTAATGATTTCTTTATCAAAATATTTTTTGTATAAATTATATTCAATTATTTTACCAATTGTATAGTCTTCATTTTCTAAAATTAAATCATATGAATTTTCTGATAATATTTCTGATTCTTTAATACTATTTTCACTTGATTTGAATTTATCATCAAATTTTAGTAATTTGTCAATCAAAATAGAACAAGCATATTTAACAATTTCAAAATTGTTATAAATCCCTAGAGTTTCTATAATATAATCAAAACTGTTTTTTTTAAAATATCTTTTTGCATTTAAAGCATAAAAATCTTTTTTCATTTTTTCAATTTCTTTTTTAGAATAAGATTTCAATTTTTCTTCTCTATTTTTCCATTCTTCATCTGCTGCTATTGGATCTACTGTATTACCATAACTACATGTTGAAACTACATTATACATACCATCATTAACTGCTTTATCAATGCCTAATTTTGCAATCAATTTTAGACTTTCACCTGTTTTTTCTCCTAATAAAGGACGAAGTCTAATTATATCAATATAATCACCTGTAATAGTATCTGGTGGAAATATTTTATACATTACATCTTCAGATAAATATTTATCATTTTTTACATTTTTAATTTTAAAATCTTTAGATGTTACATAAATAATATTATTTGTTGTATTTGTTACATCTAATTCTACAATATAATCATCTACATTTAATTCATTATCAAATGCATTCATAAAAATAGGAATACATCCCAAGCGTTGTTTAATGATTTCATTATTGAATCTTGATGTATTTTTTACAATATCTAATTTATTATCTTCATATGATGGTTTAAATACTACACATGGAATATGTGACAATATAATTCGTCTAATAGAATTGGCATAACATACATCAATATTAGAAATTGTAAATGTTAATATATTATTTTTTTCCTGTAAATTGGTGACATTAATAGACATAGTTATTAATAGATACTTATATATAAATTTTAAATAATTTAATATATTTAATAATATTTTCAATTTTTTTATAAATTTAAATATGTTAATTATGTTAAATTCAATGATTTATTTTCATTGTTTTAATATATTAAATGAGTTCTATATTGTATTATAGTAATTATTGTGAACATTGTAGAAATTTGTTATCAATTTTAACTAAATCTAATTTATTAGAAAAAATACATTTCTTGTGTATAGATAAAAGAATCAATAAAAATTCTAAAACTTATATTGTAACTGAAAATAATGAAGAAATTTTGTTGCCTAAAAATATTTCATCTGTTCCAACTTTGTTATTATTAAAAGAAAATTTTAGAACAATATTAGGAACTGATATACTTGAATATTTTAAACCTTCTATTGTAGAAAATAATATTAAAAATACATGTAATAAAGAAGAACCTAGTGCATTTATGTTAGATTCATTTAATTCTAATTCTAATATTACTTCAGATAATTATAGTTTTTTAGATCAAACATCTGATGATTTATCAACTAAAGGCTCTGGTGGTATGAGACAAATGTACAATTATGCTGATATAAATTTTATTGAAAAAATAGATACACCTAGTGATGAATATGTACCTGATAAAATAAATGAAAATGCTGTTAAAGAAAGAGAAGAAGAAAGAAAAAATTTATAAAAAAAAGGAATAAAAAAATATTAATAATTATATTGTTGTCTTTTTCTAAAAATGCCTGATAAACAACAATATAATTCCAATAGAGAACGCAAAAAAAATTCAAAATATCAAAATAATGATAATATTTATTCTAGCAAACATATTAGAAATAAAGAATTTATTTTAGATAAGATAAAAAATGATAAAAAAGAAATTGAAAAAAAATTATGATTTTAAATTTTTATAATTTTTTTTTTACCTTTTACAACAATTTCACCTATATTTTTTGTTTTATTTAATTTAGATAGAGATGTATAACATATTTTAATATTATGTACATTACGATATTTTGTATTGTTTTTACATAAATTACTTCCAAATAATAAATATTCATTTATATTATTTGATATATCTGATAATGTTGTATACATTATTACATATCCAGATGGAAAATTATTCAAATGAAACCAAATATAATATTCATTTTCTTTTTTTGCTTTATCAAATATATCCCAATTTTCTTGAGCATTTTGACCTAATATAAATTTAACATTATTGAAATTTACTATTTTCATTATCTTATATAATATAAAAATTTATAAAATATTTTATATTATACAAGATTTATAAATTTAAATTATTTATTATAATATTATTACTGTTATTTGTACAAATAAGAGAATTCTAGTATATTGTACAAATATTCAGTTAAATTTTTATAAAAAAATTTACAATAAATATTTATATTAACTTATATTGTTTTGAAATAATAATTTAATATTTTTTTGTAGATTAAATTATTGAATGTTTGTACAAATAAGAGAATTCTAGTATATTGTACAAAAATTAATCTGTAAAGCAATTATTACATTTCGCATTTCCATTTATAATTGAATAATTTTCTATATCATTGTTATTATTTAAAATATTTACATTAAAATCAATTAACACTTTTTCGCAAATAATACAAGTTAATTTGTTTATATCGTGATAATAAATAAATATTTTATTCAAAATATCTTTAGGTAAATACATCTTGTTATTAGAACTGCACATATTTACAAAATATATAATTCCATTTCTATAAAACATTTAGTTTAATTTTTAATTTATTAATTTATTTTAAATTAATAAATTAAATTAATAATTAATTTAAAATTAATTTTAAACTTAATATTATTATGAGCAATAATAACTTTTTAGAAGTAGAAAATTTTAATGAATTTACTAAAATTTTAAAAGAATTTGTAAATGATATATTTCATTGTTTTGAAGATGATTTAGTTTACCTAAAAAATGATAATAATGATATATATATAATTTATAGTTATAAAAAAGATATTGTTACAATTGATATTAGTAATATATCTCATATTGATGAATTAGATGATGATGATGATATTAAGTTTTATACATCAGTATTTAATATATATAAATATTGTATTAGTGTTTATCCTCAAATGTTTTTTGATATTTTGTACAAAAATGATGACATATTTGATGATAAATCTAAAAATTGCTATTTTTTACCTAGTATAAATTTCAAAGAATTATATCAAAATTCTGATAATGACTCTAATATTAAATCTACTATATGGAAATATTTACAACTTATTTTATTTAATATTGTTACAAATATCAAATCTAGCGAATCTTTTGGTGATAGCTTAAAATTATTTGAATATATAAATAATGAAGAATTCCAAAATAAATTACAATCTACTTTTTCTAATTTTGAAAATATGTTGAAAAATGAGTTTGACAATACAAATGATAATAAAGATACAAATTCTAATGATGATAATGATACTGATAATGATAATGATAATGATAGTGATAATAATACTAATGCTAATGATGATAACAAAAATGATTCATCAATGAATATTCCAGATCCTAAAAATATACATGATCATATTAATAATTTGATTAATGGAAAAATAGGTTCTTTAGCTAAAGAATTAGCAGAAGAAACAACAAAAGATTTAGATATTGATTTAAATTCCGAAAATACAGATGTAAATGAATTGTTTTCTAAATTGTTCAAAAACCCAGATAAATTAATGAATCTTGTCAAAAATATAGGTTCAAAATTAGAAAATAAAATGTCAGATGGTTCAATCAAAGAAAGTGATTTATTAGAAGAAGCAGTTGGATTATTTAAAAATATGAATAATATGCCTGGTATGGAAAATATTCAACAAATGATGGAATCTATGAATTTAAAAGATTTTATGCCACCAAATACAAAATACAATAAAAATGCATTTGAAAATATGGTAAACAATAACATTAAAAAATCAAAAACAAAAGAACGAATGAGAACAAAATTAGAAAATAATAAAAAAAATAATACAAATAATACATCTAGTAACACTTCTAGTAACACTTCTAGTAATAACTCTTCTAATTTTGCTAATTTTGTTGAAAATAATAATTTGAAAGATATTAATAATAATCTTAAAAATTTAATGCAAAATATCGAAAGTAATAACGTATCTGTTGATAATTTAATAAACAATATCAGTAATAGTCAAACTAATTTTATAGATGATATTTTAAAACAACAAATGAATACAAACACAAATGCAAATAAAAACAAAAATCCTAAAAAAAATAAAAATAAAAATAAATAAATATTAGGCTATATTTAAATTATAATGTAAAATATATATAAAATATATTCTACATTATAATATAAAATATTATTTATGAAATATTTAATAACTATTTTATGTTCCAATAAATTGAATTATTTAAAATTATCTTATAATTCTGTAATTAATCAAATTATGTTTGATGATTATGATATATATATTGTAATAAATACATTAGATGAAATATTTTACAATAATGTTGTTAATTATTTCAATAACGACTTTATTCAAAATAATTCTAAATTAAAAAAAATTATTAGAACTGACTCTAATGGTAATCCTGGTAAAGGACATAATTCATGTATTGATATATTCAAAAAAGAAACTTTATATGATTATTTAATATTATTAGATGGTGATGATTTTTTATATCCTATTAGCTTACACAAAATAAATAATTTATATGAAAAAACTAATTTTGATATATTAACTTTATCTGGTAATACTAAATTAAACAAAACAGAAACTGTTAACTATGAAAATAATATTAACAATTATAACATTAATATTAATTACAAATTTGATGAATTAAATAATATTTCTAATATTAGTAAAGATTTCAATAATATATTAGCTACTCCATTTCGTCTTCTATGTTTAAATAAAAAAATATTTGAAGATTTTGATACTTTGTACGAAGAAAATATGAAAATATATGATGACTATTTATATTTTTTAATTATTCACAAATTATCTTTATCTGATAATAAAAAATACAATATTTTGAATATAAGTGATAAACATCTTTATTGTTATAACAATTTTAATAACATAAGTGTTTCTAAAAATAATAAATCTAATAATGATACTATTATTGCTAACCAATTGAAAAAAAAATATAATATGTTAACATTAGAATGTGAAAAAATCAAAATTATACCATATAATAATATTATTAATTATAATAATTTTAATGAAAGCATAATCAAAAATTTTTATGATGATTTGATTAAAAATTTATCTAATGTTGACAATAATGATATTGGTTATAATTCTCATAATATCAATAACAAAAAAATTTTATTTATTGATTTATCATTTTGGGATTATTATACTATTCAAAAATCTCCTTTAGGTGGAACACAATCTGCTATTTATTATATGTCAATCGAATTGTCTAATATTTATAATATATGTGTTATGACTAAAAATATTAACAATATTGATGTTAATCAAAATCTTAAATATCAAAATTTTAATCATGATAATTTAAAAAATTTTAATCCTGATATAATAATTTGTCAAGGTATTATTAATAATATTATTTTTGAATATAAAAATACATATAAAAATGTACAACTTATATTATGGCAACAACATGATATCAATATCAAATTTGTTAAAAATGAATTTGATAAAATTATAAAATCTAATCTTAATCAATACATTGATAAATATATTTTCGTTAGTAAATGGCAAAGAGATCGATTTATACAATATTATAATATTGATCATAATAAAGCATTTGTATTTCAAAATGGTATAGATAAGAAAATATTAGATGATTGTTCTACTATCAATATTCATAATAAAAAAAAAGAACTTATATATGTTAGTTCTCCTTATCGTGGGTTGTTACCAGCATATTTTATATTTGATGAAATCAAAAATTTTATTCCTGACATAAAATTAAAAGTATTCTCATGTTTCAAACGAGATATTATCAATTCTACCGGTTCTAATAATACTCAAAATACATCTCAATATAATTGTTTGACATACAATGATTTAGAAAAATTTGATGACAATTATAATAAATATTATATTAATTTATATAAATTACTTATTAATAATCCTAATGTTGAATTTTATGGATCTGTTCCACAAAATGTTCTTTTTCAACATATGAAAGATTGTATGATATTTTTTTATCCTAATACATATCCTGAAACATGTTGTTCTTCTATTATTGAAGCTATGGCTCATAAATGTAATATTATCACTTCTGATTTAGGAGCATTAAGAGAAACATCCAATGGATTTTCTAAATTATTTGATCCTTTAATATCTGATGTTTTGAATTTTGATTATGATGTTGAAAATGCTGTTATTAATCCTGTTACTATTGACAACATTGATTCTGTCTATTTACAAAATTTTGTTAAAACTACTATTAATTTAATTACTAGTTATTACAATAATAATAATCAGAAATTTTTAAATAATCAACACATATATGTTAGTAAAAATTGTTGTTGGCATGATAAAGTTTATGATTTTGTAAAGATATTAAATTATTAAAAAAAACAATATATATATATAAATGAACGATATTCCATTTTGGTTAAATGATCCTACTATTTTATATGATAAAAATTACATTTTTAATTTATGGCCTTTAGAAAATTTTAATAAAAATGAAAAGTTAAATTCTATTACTCGTTTAATTATTATTTTAACTTTTGTAGGTTATTTGATTACTAACAATTATTTTATTTTGATTACTTCTTTTATCACATTAATTGTTATTGTTTTTATTCACAAAAATTTTATTAATGAACTTATTTTAAAAAAAAATGATTTTAATAATATTAAAGAAGGATTTACTGATCAACAATATTATCATAATATTAAACACAATTTAACTAATCCTACTAAAGATAACCCTTATATGAATGTTATGTTAACCGAATTAAATTCTAATAATAATAGAAAAGAATCTGCTCCTGCATATAATAGAGCTGTTCAACCTATTATTCATGATTCTATTAAACAAATTGTTAGAGATAACTTTAACGATAATTCAATTGATTCTAAAATTTATGATAATGAACAAGAATTTACTAGCAATAATAGACAATTTTATACAACTCCTAATACTAGAATACCTAATAATCAAAAAGCATTTGCTAAATTTTGTTATGGCAAAATGGCTCACGATAAAGATATTGAATACAATAATTAAATACCTTTCTGTATTTCTATATTTCTATTTTATTAATTTAATCAAAATCAATTAAATTAATATTTTATTAATCTTTAATTAATCTTATTTTCTTTATTTTTATTTTTTTTATATTAAATATTTATATAACATATATATGTCTAGTTTAACTTCAAATTCATATACATTTGACAATTTAGCTAGAATCAATAATGATAACAATTATTTAGATGAAAGAAATATACAAAATAATAATAATATTAATTATAGATTAACCTCTTACAATGATACATCTAATTATCAAAGCACTGTTTCTTTTGCTTTAAAACAACCTAATGTTTTTTATAAAAATGGTTATTCTGAAGGTGGACTTAATGGTTCTCTTATTGAACAAAATAGCAAATTAAAATTAACTACTATAACTAGACCCGATGAAAAAATCGTTCTTAATCAAAGACCTTATTTAACCATTCCATATTTAGGCAAAGGTATCGGCGATCCCGATATTGAACTTGAATTAAAAACTGGAGAAAATATTTCTAATAGAAAAACTATTAACGAAATGTCTGAAAAACCTAATGTACAACATAACACATACCCTATGATTGAATCATTGAAGGAAAATATTCAAAATCCTGATAATTTAATAGAAGAAAATGCCAGAAATGGTTGGGTTAGAGGTGGCGAATTTAGCAGAGATTTCGCTAGATCTAATAATTATAATCAATACAAAAAATAAATTTTTATTATTTCATATATTTAAATTATAATCATAATAATCATAATAATTTAAATATTTATTACTATTTGTTTTATATGATCAATACTAGTTTCTTAACCACATATAATTTGATTGAAAATAATGATGATGCTACCTTATTATATAATATTCAATTTTTACAAATTTTTGATTTGAAAAAATGGGATGATAATGTTATTAATTCCAAAACTTTTGATTTATTTAATTTACTTAAAAACAAACTTTCTATTTTAATTATTGTTCATAAATTATATTTTAATAACAAAAATTTTATAGATTCATTTAATTATTTAGATAATTCTTTAGATAATTCCTATAATTTTATTGATATATCTAATAACCCTTTCTATATATCTAATGATATTATTGATACATCTTATAACAATTTTGATTATAATACTTTAATCAAAGATATTTCTAATTATTCTACATATTATACTACATTCCAATTATTATTTAATTTTGATTATTTATGGATATTTCATAAATATCTTATTTATCATTTTAATAATGATTCTATTTACAAAAATAAAATTTTTAATGAATTAATAAATCTTATTTAATTATATATATATTTATTATATTATTATGGCTTCCACTAGAAATTACAATTCTATCAATGATTATAATTTACAACAAAAATCTAAAGATCACTATTATCAGCTTTTGATTGATAAAGATAATAGACCACCACGTGAATTATTACCTAATATTGGTCCCTACCCTTCTCATATTAGCAGAGAAGCTCTTTCTAATAATTATATTGATATTGAATCATCTATGTTAGGTATTGGATCTAACAATTTTGTACAACCTAATAAACCTGTTCAACCTGAACTTAAATATTTAGATAATATTGACTTTTTTCATAGGCAACATAATGTTTTTATGCCTAAACCCTATATACATGACTATGAACAACGTCCTAAATTATAACTTTTTTTCTATTAATATTATATGTTTATATAATATTAATTATATTTCTTTTTAATTATATTTACTGATATATGCAATATTTTTATTATATTCCCTAATCTTTGATTAATCCATATTTTTTATAGGTCTAACTATATAATTATTTTTATTGTTAATATTTTCATATATTTTATCAATTTTCACATTTAGAATCTTCTTATCATGATAAAATTTATCATCATTAATTGCTTTTTTTATATCATTATCTATTATATTTTTTATATTATTATTTATTTCTTCTTCCTTATTATCATCAAATTTATAATTTGGTATTAATTTTATAAACATAATATATATAACATTTTTATTTAGTAAATTAATACCATTTATAATCAATTCAAGTCCTTTATATATATTGTAATAATATTTTTTTTTATCTATATTTTCATCTATATTTTTATCTATATTTTCTATATATTTTTCAATTTTTTTAAATTTGGTTGTTAGTAATTTTTTGTAATTATCATATAGTATATTTAACATTTTATCATAATTATTAACAGATTGAGACTGTTCCGCTACATCATTTTTGGCTTTGCTACTACTCGTTAATTTTGTCAATAAACCACCACCTTCTATTTCAGCAGTTTCATCAAGTTTAACAGGTTCTACA